GAAATTGGTGATACTGTTATTTGTTATGATAAAGCACATGGTCATGTATTTGGTGGTTCTACTAAAAATGCTTTAAATATGAAAGTATTAAACAAAAGTTCTCGTATTCTAAAAGATGAAAGATTAATTAAAGTTTATACTGTTGATGGACATAGTAGTATTTATACTTATAACCATCGTACAATTACTAATCTTTGCAGATTTGATGAATATAATTATTTAACATATCTTATGTGCGATAAAAATAATCGTTTTCGAGTCGGTGTTTCACAATTTAAAAATACTAATAATGGACCTTGGCGGGCAAAAATGCTTGCAGAAGGATGCGAGAAAATATGGATTTTAAATAGCTTTAAAACAAATAAAGAAGCTAGAGTCTTGGAAGACAAAATTTCTTATCAATATCAAATTCCACAAGTAACATTTCAGCTTGATAAAACTACATATACCCAAGATGACATTGATTTTATTTATTCTGAATTAGATACTTATAATTCTGCAATTAGATGTTTAAAAGATTTTGATAGGGACATTAATTTTCCTTTCGCGCAAAGAGATGATAATAATCATTATGCAAGTAATGCTTTTAATGAAACATATGCTTGTAATATTTTACCAAATAATATGAAAATGCTTATATATGATGGTTCTGTAAAACATCGTAAAAAAGCAGTAGATATTGATCATATTGAATATATTAATGGCGATAATGTTAAGGTGTATAGCCTAGATATTGAAAATTATCATACTTATGTTGCAGATGGTATTTTTACACATAATAGTATTTATTCATTTAAGGGATGTGACCCTGATCTCTTTGATAATTTAATGGAAGACCCAAGTGTGACTGTATATAGTCTTAATGAGAATTATCGAAATGGTGATAATATTCTTAGATACGCAAAGAAAATTCTTCAAAAAAGTTTTATGACTGATGATTCTATTGCAATGCGGCATGGCGGCACAGTATGGGAAGGAGATGCAACCTTTGATAATCTAAAAGGTTGGATACAGCGAAAAGGAGAGTTTAGAGATTGGGCAGTATTATGTACAACAAATGCTATAATTGCTAATCTACAATATAAACTTCAAACAGTAGGCATACCAACTGTAACTTTTAAACAGGGTGAAGTAGATAAGTCAAAGCTTGAAGAATTAATGAACTCAAATGCTGTAAAAGTTTTAACCTATTGGAGCGCAAAAGGATTAGAGTTTCCTTGTGTTGCCGCATGGGAACCAAAAAATTGGGGCGGTATGGAGACATATAGAGTAAATTATGTCGGTGCTACGCGTGCAAAAGATATTTTACTTTGGATGGAGGCTGTAAAGAAAAAGAAAAAGGATAAGTGGTTTTAATCACTTATCCTTAATAATTCCATAAAGTTGTAAAAGCTTCTTGCCCAAATTCACCATCGGCTTCTATATTAGCTTTTGTTTGAAATTCTTTTAAAGTCTTAAAAGTATTCTCACCAAATTTTCCATCCACTTCGCATTTAAAACCTTTTGCATTTAATAAAGCCTGCATACTATTTACTTGTGGGCCATAATCTCCTTTTTTAAGAAGATTTATTTTTATATTATAAATATATGATTGATATTTTTTAGATGATGTTGAAGTAGTTGGGGTATTTTGTTGAGTCGGTGTGCTTTGAATAGAGCCACCTTGCGCTACTAAACTCCATTTTGGTCTACCAAAGCCAGCAACTTTATTATCACCATGATTATAAGTTCTGCGCGCGACCTAATCGCTTGAGTTACCTTCAATAGCGGTAAAGCTAGTCCAATTCGCGCCAGAACCAATAACATTTTCAACTAAACCAGTATGGTTTATGGCTCCGCTGTTATAGAAAAAAACTTGATCACCAGGTTGTGGGTAGTTATAAAAAGCATTATTTTTTTCATAATATGAAGCGCTTGCACTACATAAGGCTGAACCACTACCAACTGTTTGGTATGTCATAGCTGCACCAGTTTGTAAACCAAAAGTTTGACAAAAACACCAATCAACAAAAACATCACACCAGGGTTGGTTTTGGAGATCCCACCCATAGAATTGATTATCCCATGCGGCCTCGGCGTATTTTATATAATTATTACCATTTTCATGGTAGCCTATTTCCGCGCGAGCAGTATTTAATAGCTTTTCTTTTGCTTCTATAATTGTCATAAATTTACCTCATTTACCAAGCTCTTTTGATACGTCACAAATCTTATCAATCATTTCACTAACAACAGCCCAATCTATATCATAATTGAGTGTATCTGCCATTACACGTAATTGTCCCAGAACCCATTCTTTCTTTTTTGAACCTTTATCAAATTGTTTTTCTGCATTAGCCATAAGATCCATGACAAGTTTAAGCATTTGATTCCAATTTTTTTCTTTAGTATTGGCTGTGACAAATTCAATAAGTTTAAGTACAAGTGGGGTAACTATTATAAGTCCACTTAAAATAGAAAAGATAGCCTAAACCCAAAAATTTTCCATAAAAAATCTCCTTAATTATTTTCCATTTCTTTCATACGTTTTATTTGCCGCTCTTCATCTTCAAGCTATTGCGCGCGTTTTTTATTGTTTTCTTTAGTTGTCTTAATCCAGCCCATAAAACCACATTCACCAGTACAAGCTATATAAAAGCAGTTGCATAAAGTATCTGGTATACCATTAGTAGTTTTATAAAGCCAAATCATTGTTATAGTAAATATTAATACTGCAATGCCTATAAGCACTAAAATAAGATTCATAGTTTTAGTATCTGATTGTTTCATAAAATCACCTTCTATTAAGAAGTAGTTATCTTTTTTTTATGACTATATAAAAATAAAGAATATATTAATATTTTGCATTTATATAACATTTTATTTACTTAATAATGTCAAAAATTTTGATAAATAAATTAGGAGGTACATTTTATTATGAATGATACCGATGTTATAATTGACTTGCCTGAAGAATTATTTGATACAAAACTCCCAAATACTTATAGTATAAAATATTACAGGGATTTACAAAATCGTACTATTTGGGTTAATGATGAAATTACTAGTGAATTTACTTATGAAATTATACATTATATTATAAAATGGAATAGAGAAGATAAAGATATTCCTGAAATGGATCGTAAGCCAATTCATTTATTATTTGATAGCCCTGGTGGAGACATAGACGCTCAAGCAGCAATTTGTAGTGTTATTGAATTATCTAAAACACCTGTGATTGGTGTAGCTATAGGGCTTGTAGCTAGTGCGGCTTCTCTTATTTATTTAAGTTGTCACATGCGTTTAGCGTTAAAATCAAGTTATTTTATTTTGCATAAAGGGAGCGCGGCGCTTAGTGGTGATTTTGAGAATATAATGAACTCTCTTGACGATTATAAAAAAGAAGTTGAAAAAATGGTGAATTTTATTATTGAACGCTCAAAATATACTAGAGAAGAAGTTGAAGAGCATATTAATAAGGACTGGTATGTTCGTGCTCCTCAAGCATTAGAAAAAGGTTTAGTTGATGAAATTATAACCGATATTAATGCTTTACTTTAAGGGGTGAAATTTGTGTACACTGGTTATAAAGAATTTGTTTATACAGATAATGATTTAAGTAATTTTTATACAGACCCTAATTCTTTAGCTGGAAAATTTATTGAGAATGAATATTTATTAGTAAGTGATATGGATGGAAAAGTAGTTGATAAATATTGTTATCAAGATGGAAAATTTAGAAAAGTGCTATTTCCGACTATTAGTAATAAATATTCAAAGTCTATAAAGCCACGAAATGACCAACAGGTTTTAGCATTAGATTTACTTCAAAATCGTATTTCAAAAGTAAAATTAATACGTGGTGTATACGGAAGTGGCAAAGATTTTCTTATGTTAAACCAAGCGCTTGAGTATATTGAAAGCGGGATGTTTAATAAAATTGTATATGTACGCCCTAATGTGACTGTTGCAAATGTGCCTGATATTGGATATTTAAAAGGTAGCCTTGAAGAAAAACTCGAATGGACTTTAGCTCCTTTATATGATAAAGTGGGCGGCCGCGAAGGTGTAGATAGATTAATTGAAGAAGGGCTAATTGAAATGGTTCCTTTACTACATATTCGTGGGCGTAGCTTTGAAAATAGCTTAATATATGTTTGTGAAGCACAAAATATTACTACTGAAATTGCAAAGTTAATTATTAGCCGTGTTGGTGAAAATTCTGAATTGTGGCTAAACTCGGACACCCACTAGGTAGATCATAAAGTATATGAAAAAGATAATGGCATTATTAAAATGGTAGAAAAACTAAGTGGTAATAAGTTATTTGGATATGTATATTTACCAAAAACAGAACGTGGCGAAGTAGCTGAATTAGCTACTTTACTAGATGATTAAAGGAGAGGGTGGCCTCTCCTTTAAATTTGAAATAAAAGAAAATTTTTGTTATAATATATATAGAAATGAAAGGAGAAAGATTATGACATACATAAAAAAGATTAAGTTTCATGGTCTTGAATTGTATCGTGTTTGGGAATATGGTCCTTTTGGTGTACATATAAAAGATTGTACGCTTGATGAAGTAATGTATATTCTTTCTACAAAGGAGGGATGAAAATATGAACGAGATTAAAAATTGGCTCGTTCGTGGTTAGCGATACACATGGAAAGTTTGATTGGATGGATAATGGTTGTCTGAATGATTATGTGCCTGAAGAGACAGCAATTATTATTCTTGGTGATTGTGGATTTAACTTTTGGTTAAATAAAGTAGATGATAAGTTAAAAACAGAAGTAAACGCGCGCGGTTATCATTTTTATTGTGTGAGAGGAAACCATGAAGCGCGCCCGCAAGATATTGATAGTATGAGGTATAAATATGATACTGAAATAGATGGAATGGTATGGATGGAAGAAGATTATCCAAACATTCGTTATTTCCAAGACTATCAAATTTATACTATCAATAGTTATACTTGTGGTGTAATTGGTGGTGCTTATTCTGTAGATAAATGGTATCGTCTTGCGCGGTTTGGGATTAGAAGCAAAACTGATAAAGATTATAATAATCCGAAGAAAACTGGTTGGTTCCCAAATGAACAGTTGAGTGTGGAAGAAATGGAAAGATGTTCTTCTTTATTTAAAGATTGGGAATTTGATTTTATTTTCTCTCATACTTGTCCATATTCATGGCGGCCGACTGATTTGTTTCTTAGCGGAGTAGACCAATCTTCTGTTGATAATTCAATGGAGCTTTGGATGGACAAAATGAAAGATCAATGGAAGTGGAAATATTGGTTATTTGGCCACTATCATGCTGATCGTGTAGAGCGGTCGCACGTAGAAATGTTTTTTAATGATATAGAGAAACTTGATGATGTAGTCGCGCGCTGGGTACATTATGACGAAACTGGAGAACTCGACTGGTGGGTAAGAAAGAGTCCTAATTTTGGAGTGTAAATAAATATGAATATTTTTGGA